TGAAGCGGGCATTGTCTTCTGCGTTCTTTGATAGGGACTGAAGGCTTTTGATTTGGGAATCAAGAATATCAAGGCGGTCTATAATAGATTGCTGAAATTCAACTGGGGGAATGTTAACTTCATAATTCATGAGTGTGCTGACATTGAAGGCTGGGTAAGTACTTCCTGTACTATGATTATTCAGATAGTTTATACAGTCATCTGTAGTTAAAACATAGTACAAGAACTTTGGAATAACTATTGCATTGTTTTTACAACGCACAACTACAAATCCTGTTGATACGATTGTGTTGTCACATTCTTTGGATATAAAAGCATAGCTGCGTGACAGAGGTCTTACAGAACCCCATATAATATCATTGACTTTTACCTTTCTTTGAGCTCTTGATGGTTTAGTGTCGTATTGTATTGATTGAATATTCGCAATACTTCCTTCTTTAACTGATGCTAAATCAATATATTGAATTCTATCAAAACTGTCGGTCTTTGAAACAGTATCCGGATTACAAACTGCAACATCGCATAACTTGAGTTGCTTATAGTTTTTATTACATGTTGATGCCTTAACAATTGCCACCATTTGTGCCTTAACATCTGCCACCATTTGTGCCTTAACATCTGCCACCATCTGTGCCGATTTCCGTACAAGACGTTGTGCTTCCACAATGGGATCCATGGATGCGCCTGATGGATTTGCTAAAACAAGATCCATTGCCTTATCGGCCATTTTAATTGTATCAGCGAGTTCAGTCGTGCCAGGCTGATATATGCGGTCGAGTGTAGCCACAATTTCTTGTTGGGTTTCAATAGGCGGTAGTGGCATTTGGATTTCAGCAACATCAGATTTGCGAATTCCCGGCTTGACTCCAGATGAAAGTGCTTTTAGTTTATGGTTATTTAGCAGAAGCCAAAAGTATAGGTATCGCAAATTCAATATAGCATCATTTTTTACACAAATATTTATTGTATTATCACTTGCCCAAAACTTTCCAGAAACATAATGCACAGAACCAATACTCATCTTTCTGGCTGTTATGACAAAATCACCATCAAAAAGGAAATCCTTGCGAGTACCCGTTATTCCATTACTGTCGTAATAAGGGTATGAATCACCGTCCTTATCATAATTTCCTTTTCCACTTTTTAGTTCACATACATCACTTATCTTTACAATTTCGTAACTTGATGGATTAACCAAAGGTTTTTCTTGCTCCACATATCGACGCATATCAAATGAACATGCACCATCAAGCTTTTCACGAGGTACGGACACCACCAAACTTTCTTCAATATCCCCATTGTTGTTCTTGACAACCTCCCAAAAATCTACTTCTTTTGTACATTCACCAGTCTTTTCAAAATATATTATTGATGGTTGTATACCTGTATTCATAAAGAATTGTCCTTTCATTTTGATGACTCGTTTTACGTCAAAGTTATCCAGCAGGTGTTTCCGTGTTTCATTATGCAATGCTGATGTATTCACAAGCATGCCATCTGGAACAACAACAGCACATCGTCCACCCATTTTCAAAGATACCATCATCAATTGAAGGAACAATGGCTCAGACTTTGTTCCACGAATTTTCAAATCCTTGATGCGCTCACAACAATCAACATGTTTGAGTCCCTTTAATCCAAATGGCATGTTTGCAAGAATAATATCATATGTTGTTTGGGGAAGGTCACCATGAAGGGAATCATGTGTCAGGATGTTTGTGAATCGCGCTCCGTGAGATTCCATAAACATATTTAGACGAGCAACACCAGCAACCTTTGGGTCATTATCACATCCATGGATTTCCTTTTGCTGAACTATCCAGTCTATGGGTGTATCAGCATATTTGCGTTTGAAGTATTTCATACAGGCAGTGAGAAATCCACCTGTTCCCATTGATGGATCACATATTGTTTCCGGAACACCATTGCTCTTGAACTTGGGATTACATAACTTTACCATATATTCGCAAATGGAACGATCCGTAAAGAATTGACCAAGGTCTCTGGCTGCAGACGAACCTGTCTTCAAGTGCTGCTCATAGACCCATCCAAGAATATCGATCTGACAATCTACGTCATCCATCTGCACTGCGTCCATAATTTCAAGAATTTCTTTGTGCTTTTGGATATTTTTCATGTCGAATGAAAACTTGTCTGTCCCAAATAGTCTGTCAAAATGATTCACCAAACAGTCTGCTTCGGGATGGTAGAAATAATCCAAGGCAAATTGGACCCCGCTGTTTTTAGTACGGACCATCTCCATCATGTTTTCCCAAGCAAACTTCTCGGGAACATTCAATGAACGAGCTTTATCTACAGTAATGTATCGACTCAACATATAAAGGCATATATGTCGCATACTGTCCATACCTGTGATAGCACATCCACGCAAAATGTCTCTTACGCGAACGACTGAACTTTTGAATGTTTCCACAGACAACATGATATATTTTAACCTGGTAGTACTAATTAAATCTGTTTCACATTTTTTTATAGACATTTTGTTATTTATAATGTGGATTTTATTTTTAAATTGTTTTATTTTAAAATAAAAAAGATGTATTTTGAAATATAAGATTATCTTGCACGACGAATTGTTTTTGTCCCATAATTTTCGATCAAGCCATTAAAGTTCGTGTAGTCGAATCCAAAATATCCATTATTGATGTGTCCAACAGAAGGAATACATTCCCTTTCTTCATCATTTAATATAACCCTCCAAGCCTCATAAGTACTTGCCATTCTAAGGTTGTTCTTTTCCAGAATAGTGTGGACAAATTCTCGTATAGAAATCTTCTTTGTCATACGGGGGTGGAGAAAGTCGTACCATGTTTGATTCTTAAATCGTGGATCTGCGGGCAAGTCAGGAAAGTGAGTCCTCAGTATTTCGTATTCTAATTGTGTATCTATACCTTTTTCAATACAAAGTTCTTGAATACGCTTCTTTTCCTTGGAAGGGAATATATTTCTACGAATATTGGAGAAACATAGCTTGATGTCATTCAAATCTGTACCACTGTACTCATCGATCATGATGCATTCAGGGAGAACCTCACCTATGTTTGTGTCATTTCGTGACATTGTTGTACCTTCTTTTTCTAATCCTGATGCACGAAAAACAATCTCGTCTCTAACCAATTCGTCACATGATGCCAGAGATGTGAGAACATCTTCAAATCCAGACATATCATTATCATCCATAATTGGCAAAAGGATATGAAACAATGGTTTGTTTTCGTACCATCTTCCTGCACGAAGCACCATCTGAGTTATTTCCCCCTTTGCATGTTTTGGGTATGTTATCGCCACAGAGTTAGCTATTGGAATATCTACTCCTTCACCGAGCACTTTACAATTTATTATAATAGCTCTTTCTGCCAATTGAAATCTTTCAAGTGCTTGTTTAATGTTGTCACCTGCTTGAACACGTAATACAATCGTATCATTCACCTTGAGTTTATAATATGTCTCTAATTGCTTTGCTTCCTCATTGGTCGATGTGAATATAATAAGGTGATGAAGAATATGTTTATCCTCTCCACGAATGAATTCTGTGGCACTCCATGCTTCCAATATAGACTCTGCTTTCCCAACAATACCAGTACCTTTTGATGTTGAATCACGTAGTGTCCATACACGGTAATCTGGTAATATTCCTTTCCTAATTAACTGTCGCAACTTTAACTCTGCTATTTTTGTACCGAATACATTGTCGTCGTCCATTGTCAAAAAATTGGTTTCACTATTTCCATCAGCACAGATTATTCGAGGTGTAAATGTGAGTGATAACCTTTTGATATCTTTCTCCACTGCCGTGACCATCAACTTGCGTGTGATACCCTCTCCATTGTCATCTTGTGCAACAACACCTGCCAAATGATGTGCTTCATCAAGTACAATTATTTGTGCTGTTTCATTTACAAGAGGAACAAGGAGTTTGGAAGACATGTATGTTGTTATAATGCAATATTGATCCTTCTTCATAAATTCAAGGACTGTGTCTTCTTGCGTTGTTCCTGTGCTTCCAATTAGGAGAATATCATCACAAGAGTAAAGACCTATACATTGCATTTCTATTGCCCATTGTTGTTGAATTTGATTCGATGGGCAACATACAATACATCGTTTGATTTCTGCCCTTTTCATCCCTTCTCCAACCATATGTGTTTTTCCCGAACCGCAAGGTGCAATAATATACCCCGCCTGGTTTTTGCTATCTGCTATGAATTCAATAATTTTCTCAATTACAGGGGCTTGTGATGTATTCATAGCATCTAACCTTTTTGTATCATTACGAATGAACCCAGTATTCTTGAAGTAACTCTTGTTCAAGAACCTTGTTGGACGTTTGCATGGGCGGATTTCATCAACGGGCACGATACGTGTTACCCATGCTCTCGTTGCCATAAATGACTTCAATTCATCCAATGGGTTTTCAATATGGAAGTGGAACCACTCGCTATCACCAGGCTTTTCACGCATCATGCGGAACCTGTGAAATTTGTTGTGAAGTTCATCTTCAAAATCATACATGCACTCTCGTGTCTCTGCCTCTACTTCCCATATACATTCATAGAAAATATCATGTGATGGTGTGAGACCAGGAGGGCATCCTGTAAGATATGTACTATTCCGTCCGTACAAATCTTGAGTGCATCCAAGTTTGATAATTGAAAGTTTCATGTAAATAGGGGCTGAGGCTGCATATAGATAATACTTCATATCTATTTTTCACTTATTCAATTGTGCTTTCCAATTGGTTGATTTGTGCTTTCTAATTTTCATTTTTCAAATTTTATTTTTTTTGTACGGCCTACAAACCGAAAACGTATTTAATTAAAATAAAAAAACAAAATTAAAATTCAAAATATCAAATTGTGGGTAAATACATTTTTCATATAAACATGTTTTGATATGTATTCTAAGACAATGGGATCACCAAAAACAAGTATGAAAAAAGTATTTTATGAAGATATGGTCAGCAGATTTGCAGAATTGGGGTGTAAATTGGATGTGACCAAAGAAGATTATGAAAGAGATAAAATGCATTCCAAAAGTGTTTTCAAGTATATTGCTACATGTGGTCACGAAAATTCTTCAAGATTTAAATCACTAAAGGAGCAACCCATCCGGGTATGCAAAGCATGTGTAAGGAAAGGAAATCAAGTGATTGTTTATAACAGATTGGTTGAAAGATTTGAAAGTCTTGGCTTGTATGTACTGACTCCATGTGATGAGTTTATTGAAAAAGCAATGAATGTAATGAGTGATTTCAAATTCATTGCTCTTTGTGGTCATGAAAGAGAGTCTGTATTATACACTATGGAAAACAGTGAGCATAAGGTATGTCTATCTTGTTCCAATCAAATCAAAGCAGATGACAGAATTTTGCCTTATGAAGAAGTTGAAAGCAGATTTTTGGAGAACGGTTTGAAGCTTATTACGACAAAAGAACAGTATGATGAAAAACGCATTACTGGACAAGACCATATAGAATATAGTGCCAAATGTGGTCATTATCGGAAGAGTACATTGGGAAATGTGATCAGGTTTAAGATGTTTCATTGTTTGGAATGTACTATGGAAGGGGTACGCTTAAAATTGATAGAAAATGCCAAAGTCAACGATGATAACAATGAAGGGGCATCTTTTGGGAATATATTGGAGTACAGGGCATTATGCTATCTGCGTGAATCTTTGACTGACAAATTTGAAGTAGTAAAGTTACGTAATGGGACTTTGGCAGATTGTGTAGTGAGACCATTGGGGTGTCACGAAGATAAGTGGCTTCAAATTCAATTGAAAACTACTGAAAAAAGGAATGACAACAATATGTACAGATTTGACATAAGACAAAATGATTACAGTGGGATGGTTGTATTATGCACTTGTATGAGTGATAAAAAAATGTTTTGGTATGATGGGAAAAATATAAAAGGGTCTATTCGAATTTCATTTGAAAATGAAAAAAAAGTGCCTAATGAAATTAACCAAGAATCTTTGGTAAATATGTTGTTTGAAAAGTATAATCAATACGACTTGGTTGATTTCAATAAAGTAAATGTACCAAGATGTTTTACACACCAAAGAGAATTGGAATTTACTCAAATCAGGGAGAACAAGTTGCCATTCTTGAATTTTGAATATTCAGAAATAGAAAATGTTGTTTATGATTTCAAGGTGAATGGTTTAAAAGTTCAAGAGAAAGTATGTCACTTTGATTCTAGAATGAAATGGAGTATAAGAGGTATGATTTTCAAAAACAAACAAAGATTGTATGGAAAATGCATCAAAGGACCTTATAATGAAGGAGACAATGATTTTTATTGGTTTCATCATCCAAATAAATTGTGTTTTTATGTTATTCCGGAATTGGTGTTAATGAAATGGGATAAACTGGAGACACTTGATAATGAAGGCAGACGTTCTATATTGTTATATCCATATCACATAGAAAGTGATTTAGAAAACAAAATGACTAAAGAAGCAAATGATTACTTGTTCTTCTATGAAAACTTGGATGTTGACAAATTGAAACATTTATTCAACTTATCTTAATTTACACCCTGAGGCCATTGCCGGGGAAACCGACAAGTCCGGCACCGATACCAAAGCCGCTTCCGGCACGGGCAGAAGAAGCAAAGGCTGGAGCGAATAGGTCCAATACTGAGAAGGTACTTGCAGAAATTAGAGAGATAGTGAGGATCTCCATGGCTTGTAGTTTTTTGCCGGGGATCAGATAAGCGGCGATGGCCACAACCAGACCCTCAAACATGTATTTGAAAATGCGTACTAGGACTTCTTTGACATCAAAACCAAAATCACTCATTTTTATATAATATGAGAAAAGAAAAAAAATAACCACATTCTCAAGAAAAAAATTACTTAAGAGATGAACTCAATTTAAAATTAAAATTAGATGGCACAAAAAGTAATTCCCGTTGAAGAAGCTGATTACCTAACACAAGATCCTCCTATTCGTGGCCAAAAATATTGTTGTATTTCGTTTATTTCCCCAGAGGATGTCATCAAAAGTAAAGAGGCATTCTTTTTCCAAAAGTTCCTAAAGGCATTTTCATTTGAATTGGATGATCTTTTCACAAAGGCATCAGAGACCTACAAAGACAACCCAGATTTTGTAGATGGTCTTTCTGGAATCAAAGAAAGATACAATTGTCTTTTTGATTCTGAAAAGGTGAATGAAGAATATTCATTCTACAAGGCTACACATGGGGATGCACTAGAATCCGAATATCTAGAAAAGAACCAATTCCAAACAAGCATTCGAGGATTCAAGGTACGAGGTTCTTATGATTCTCTAAAAGAGGCACAAATTCGTTGTCAGGTGCTCAAACGTCTTGATGACAATTTTAATGTTTATGTTGCTGAAGTTGGATGTTGGTGCCCTTGGTCGCCTAATCCTGAGGAATTGGAGAAACAAGAATATTCTGAAAGCCATCTGAATACACTTGTGAAACAGTACATGGACAATCAAAAACAGAAAGATGAATTCTTCCTTGAAAGAAAACAACATCTTACAGAAAAGGCTAGAACAGAAGGTGCTTCAAATCAAACAACAATTAAAGAAGAACCAGTGGAAGAAGAGCTACAAACAAAGATTGAGGAAGAAGATCCATGGCTACAAAGGAAACAAGAAAATGCAGATGGGGCATCTACATCCAATTAATTATTTTGTTATCATACAGCAAAAATGAGCAACAACATCGATACTCTTAATTATACGATAACTCAACATACAAAAGATCTAGTAAGTCATAATATTTTGATTGAGAGCAATTCATCTGATATCTTAGCATTGCAAAAAAAAGACACAAGGAGAAGAACATATTTGAAAAAACTACTTCTATACAAAGCACAGACACGTTTCAAGGAAAAGGTAAATGACTATATAGTAGGGCTATACTCTATTTACAATATTGCAAATCATGTATTGCCACCAAATATGGACACAGATCCAACTCCTACTTGGCAAATTGCCGATACTGTGCTTTCTGAAGAAAATGAGAAGGATAAGAATGCGTACATAGATATATTTAAATATGTATTTGAAGTAAGTCCAGAAATATATTTTTTATAGGTTTAAGGGTTTCACAACATTCTTTTTATAATATGTTCTTTGAAGACTTTCTCCGTTTTTACTCGATGTCAATAATGGGAAGTTCAAATTACAATTGGATTTTGAATACTATTGGTTCATTACTATTATTCCTCATAACATCTTCATCAATTGCATATTGGAAAGAACTTTGGCATTTCTTAATGGAATATGTATTCATGTATAGGTGTTATAATACTATTGAACTTCATGGTTCTGTATTAGAAGATAGAAACGAAATTTCTATAAAATTTTCGGAAAAGCTCAAGTCAATTATTTACTATATAAACACCCATTGCATGGAAGACACAAAGTTAAAGAGGCTTTTAGAAGTTTCATTTAATAATTATTACTGTTTCAATCCAGGATCATTACAAACTGAATATATGATAAATCAAAATATACCTTTAAAACTGGCTGAAGATATTGATTGTTCTCTTAGAATTTCATGCGAAGATTTGCACCTTGAAAAGAGAATAGTCAAATTGAAAGAAATAACTTTAAAAGTTTATTCTAAAACATTAACAGTGTCTTGCTTACGTGATTTCTTGAAAGGAATTGAGGAAGAATATGAAGAATACATAAAAATGAATATGCATAACAAGACATTTTGTTTTCTATATAGCAAAAGTGATGAGAGTGGTAAACCAGTCTTCATAAGCAATTCATTCCACAGTACAAAAACATTTGATAACCTTGTTTTCAGAGATAAACAAATGCTTCAAAGTAGACTTGATTTCTATCTGAGAAGCAAGGAATTTTATAACAAGTTAGGAATTCCTTATACCCTAGGATTGCTTTTTCATGGATATCCGGGAACTGGGAAAACATCTACAATAAAAGCGATCGCGAATTATACCAAGCGACATCTTATTATTATTCCAATGAATAAGATTAAGAATTTTTCCACTTTGAGAGATATTATTCTGAGTGATGAAATTGCTGATTTTAAAATTCCACATCATAAACGTCTCTATATATTCGAAGAGATTGATTGTAATGGAATGGAAAAGCTAATATCAAAGCGATCTGAAATAGACCTGTCATCAAAGGAGCAAACCGAAGTACTAAAGGAATTTCTATCAAATTATACAAATCAAAAACCGGTATGTCTTCCTCCTAATAAAAGCAATGATGCAACGGATTTAGATAAAATAACTCTTGGTGGTTTACTCGAACTATTAGATGGTATTAATGAAGCTCCTGGGCGGATATTGATTATGACAACAAATACTGACCCTTCTACATTTGATACCGCTTTACTTCGTCCAGGTAGAATTGATTATAAAATAGAATTTAAAAAATGTAATCACCAAGAGTTAAATGAATTATACAAACTTTGGTTTAATATTGAAATACCAAACCATATATTAGAAAAAATACCAGAACATACCTTCTCCCCGGCAGAACTTGGTGAAATTTTTATTAGGTTTATTGAATCCCCTGACACAATTTTACAACATCTTACAACCTATCAAACTTTAGAAAATGAGCATGTCATCTAGACGCCAGTACTCTACTTTTCCATTGGGAAGCTTTCTTGAAATCATAAAAGGTAGTTTTCTTTCAATGAGTTCCTTCTCTGCAATTTTACTTGGATCGAATTCTCCATCAAATTTGACATAAGGCTCAGCATTCCTTGCAAGTTGCTCCATTCTAAGACCTATCAACTTTGTTTTTTCATACTTTGAAAGTATGTTTTTGGTTATATTTTTGCTCGGATTATATGATGCAATGATATCTTTGTAATCTTCAATAACTTTACTCATTATTATATTTGATAGAAAATTACCCTTTAATATGTTTTCAATTTTTATTCCGTTTTCCAGAAATGTTCACAATATGTGCAATGATACATATATTTCATGTTTGTAAAGTCATATTTAACAAATATAACTTCATTATCTTCATTATCTTGCTTGGTGCAATGTTTATTAACACACTTAATGTTATTTACCCGTGGTAAAGTAGGATCATGTTTTAAATATTTATTTACATATTGTTTATAATTCGTCTCATCATCAATATAATTGTTGTCTAGCACACAGATACTTTTGGTTTCGGTGTTTTCGATAATATTATTACAATTTTTGCAATGATATTGGAGGCGGTTATCATCATCTAGTTTGATGTATACAAAATTATTGCACAAATTGCAGAATTTCATCTTTACATTAGGTAACACAAATTATTTTTAAATGTTCTTCACATTTTTTTATATGTCGTTCAAATCATATTATTAATATGAATGTCTATATCAAAAAATGTCTTCAGAAACGCAATTCAAAGTCAACTTTTATGTTATTCATGTTGAAAGTTTCAAACATAGAAAAATAAGCATTGATAGGCTTGAACAGGCTCTCAAGAATGACAAAAGATTCGAAGTTCAATTTAAATATGTCTTAGATTTTGACCCACAGAATATTACACAAGAAAATATTAAGACATCTGTCAGTTACGAGCAGATTAAAGATGAAAAACTACAACCATTTAACAATTTCCTAAAAAACATGCATGTGAATCAACTTTCTAACTCGCTAAAACACAAAAAGGCTATTCAACTCATTTCAGATTCTGAAGATGAAGATTTCTCTATTGTAATTGAAGATGATGTCATTTTTAATGATAATATTGGTGATAATCTTTACAAAATTCTTTCAGACATGCCAGAAAACTATGATGTAATGTTCCTGGGACTTCCATCATCTAAAGAGGCAGATGGAACAAATTATCAAAAGGTACATGATGTCTTTAGAGTACTACCTTGCTGTGACTCTTACATTGTATCAAAGAAGGCTGCTACTATACTCAATGAGATGTTCTTCCCTATCAAATTCCAAAACAACATCCAGTTGACTTACTTGTTTTCTAAACTTGAATTAGATGTTTACCTTTCCATACCAAATGTATTCATTGATGGAAGCAAACTTGGACTTTACTTTAGCACTCTCGAAGTTAATAATCGTCTCATCTTTAATCAAGACTATGTTGTTATTTCACGACTATTAGAAAAAGAAGAAAAACTTTCCGAAAATGATATTGCCGAGCTTGATTCTGCTTTTGCAGATGTCAAACTCAAGACAAATCCAGAATTTTACTATTTGAAAGCATTATATGAAACAAAAAAAGGCAATATGGAATTTGCTGAAGCAATATTCAACTATACATTTGAATTGTATGAAAATAATGGTGCTATTCTAAATAATCAGTCATTGTTCCTTAGGGATTATATGAGGCTATTCAAGAATCTACAGAATTAGGAATAGTTTTTTTCTTGCCTTTCCTTTTAGGTGCTGGAGTTTCACTAATAGCATTCTCTCCGGTTAATGTTACATTAATTTCATAATCTTCCTCAAAAGAGGGCTCGTGCATGTTTCTGCTCGCACCTAGTCTCTCTTCAATTTCACGTTCTATGTCCATCTTGATACCTTGCATCATTTGCTCAACTCTATCTTTTACCATTTTATTAACAAGTTGTTCAAGTTTCATAGAAAGAGTAGTTTCAAGTAATTTAATCTCTCGTGAGACATCTTTCTTACTATCATCATCTTTTAGAACTAATTTATCAACCTCCCTTTTAATCTCATTTTGTTTTGTGACAAATTCTACTTGTAATTTGTTCACAGATCTTTGCAATTCTGTAATCACTTCATTAGAGATACTAGAATTTGTACTACCCCTTGACTGTTTCAACATCTCTGTAGAAAGCACATTCATTTGGCTATTTAAAGAGTTCATACTAGAAGTAAGACCATTCAATCTTTGGATGATTGGAAACATTTTTAGAAAAAAGATATTTTAATTTTCAATTCCAAACTATAAAAAAAATTGACAATCATATAAGAATATAAAATATCCATATCCATAAAATGATTATTCCAATTCGTTGTATGTCATGTGGAAAGGTGTTGGCTGATAAGTGGAATTATTATGAAAAGGAATGTAAGAAACTAGATGAAAAATGCGAGGAAGACAAATCCCTTGAAGGAAAGAATATGGACACCAAAACCCGTGGGAAAATACTTGACCATCTTGGACTAGAGCGTATTTGCTGTCGTCGTCATTTCTTAGGTTGTGTGGATCTTATGGAACTCATTTGAGGGATAAACAGGAAATATATATAACTCTATATCAAATATGGCATATCAAAACTTGGAATATAGCAAGTTGGTCAATCTTCTTAAAAGTTCTGATCAAAGTCAAGTTTATGAAGAATTGATGAAAAAAGAAGATCGAGTTCTCGATACAATAAATCGTGTAGTGAATTTTTCCAATGAGAAAGAAATTAAATCATCTGAATTTCTTAACAAGTCTATCAATGAGCATGCCCATCATTTTTTCTGGACATTACAGAATATTATAGCAGATTTGTCCAAAGTAAAAGATGTACAAACCCTAAAGAAAACGCTTTTCAAAGATGACAGGCAAATATACATTGGAGTGCTATTGGTAATCATTGCATTATTTTTATTCTTTGTAATTATTAGTGTATAGAATATGGACTATATTAAACACGTCCTGAATGATTCTAATTTGAGTTTTGTGTATATGGTTATCGTGTTTGTCACATTTTCTCTCTTATCATTTTATGAAACATTTCAACAAAGATTTATTATTATTGTTTTTTCGTTAGTTGCTTCTTCAATATACTATTCATCTTCCCAAAAAATCATTTACTCTGACGAAATGACCATAAATAACTTTAATAAAAATAAACAAAATATAAGAAAAATCGAATTTGTTCTTCCAAATATATATAAACTTCATGAAAACCCTGAAAAATTTACTTTCATTTACTATAATAATCATGTTATTGAAGTTTTGAATGAGCTTTCATTCATGCAAAATTATGACAAAAGTTCATATGAAATGATTGTTATATTGCTTGAAGAGTTTCTCAAGATCTACTGCAATATTCTATCAGGAACATATGATGAAAGACATTATTTTCACATGTTAAAAGATATTCGTAATCATATTATGGAATGTTTGTATTGTTTTTATCTCAATGTCCCAACATATTCTACACATGTTAAAGGTAATGTCTACGGAATACTTGACCGTAATATTAAACTTATTCAGAGCATCACATATAGATGTATAAAAATTATATCTCATAAATGCAAGAAAAAATGTAACGTGGATCTACACTACAAGGCACCTTTCCCTCATGATAAATATTCTTCCAAAAGCATAATCTTTTAGTATGGTAAGTTTGTTTTAAAGAAATTTAAAATCAAACACTTAAAGATAAAACTATTTACACGATGATTCTTTCGTGCCAACAATTCCAGGAACATCTTGAAAAGAAATATAAATATGACTTTGACCTTATTCCAATAGATGATGACCTTCAAGACCTTTTTCAAGATATAAGTTCATATCTCAAGACCGATATTTATGTTAAACTGCTATCATTCATAGATATGTTGGACTTTGATAATTTTCAGAGATTTTTCTTCATTTCCATGAGAAAGTTTTATGTTGATGACTATAATAACCTAGACATTGAAAACATTAAAGATGATATTGTCCTTCAACTTCTTTGCCTGATATGCCTTCAATATTATTTCTTGTGATAAAGTAAAATGAAGAACGTTAAAGGTGGTTCGCAAGCTTCAGTCCAAGTTGTAAAATTAGTCTCTCCTTCAACATTTGATAAATTAAATATGATGTTTACCGATAAAGCAACAATATCAGGGGGATCAAGTTGTAGGAAAGCACAATCTATTAATATGAATGAAACAGGACAAAAAATGTTGGTCTTTCATAAGACAGGTGGACAGCAACAGAAAAAAACTGCTCCAAAGAAGGCAGTTAAAAAGGGAGGGTTTGCACTCCTATCAGGTGACCAAGCTCCTCCAGCAAATGTTCTACCACCCGCAGTTGTTCCATCTCCGAGTCATTCATCCCTGTCACTTGCTGTTATATCTCCTGAACAACAATCACTGGCATCACAGCAAATTTCAGCTATGAATTCTATATCCAAGGTAACCGTTTTCCCAAAAGTAGATGCATATAAGGGCGCTTTTGCGCTAGGGGGTGCTAAGAAAAAACCCCAACCAAAATCTAAAAAACCAATCAAACCGAAACCTAATACAGATAACAAGAAAAAAACTTCTCAAAAGAAATAAAGAAATCATTTATCTCAATTTGATGATGTTATACTCCAACCAATTAAAAATGTTACACTTTTTTCATGACTTTTATTAATGGTAAAAGTTTATGTATTCAATTGATATTAGAAAATCAGCCC